TTATAGGTCACTTACCCACTCGAGATAAAAGACCTTGCGTGCCAACTGGTTAGGGATAGCCTTTACTTCGGTCACAAAGGTTGTGGCCATCTTATCTGCAGGACATGTCATTGGCTTGCCGTTGTATTCGAAAGCGGCAATCTCGTTTCCCTTCATGCTCACACGATGTTCAACTGTTAGACCTTCGCGCTCCACAAGCTCTGCATAACTTACACGAGTTTCTTCGAACTCGCCATAACGACGTGCTTTATTTTCTATTTTTACAATGCGGTATGTGCCAGCCACTAACTCTTCCGCCTGATCAGCATAAACCTCAGGCGCGTATGCTGAGATGTCCAAGCTCTTGGATGATAAGAAACGGTACTCGATGAATCGATAGTCGTTTCCGTTTGGATTCGTGTAGTAGTCGTCCTTTTCCAGACCTTGAACGCCTTCTTGACGGTCGATTTTGGCCATTAGGTCAATGCGAGAAGTCGAGCGGATTGGCAATGTGATGAGGTCACCTTCTTGACCGTTGATGTATAAGTCTTCATTGTGGAATGCTCGCTCAAACCGATATAGCGGAGATGTTGAGACTGGTTGGCTAGCAATAGCACCATGGATTTTAGCCACAAGTGCTTTATCCTCGCTGCTCACACTATCGACTGTCCAGTCTGGATGTGGCAATTTGAACGCGTTAGGGGTAGCTATATAAGCGGACCATTCGCAGATGTCGGCATAGTCGCCATCCATATATTTAGTTAGTCTTGCTTGCTCCTCTGCCGTCCACATTTTTGTCGTCCTCCATTAGCTTCTCTGCGTATTCCGTCAGCGTACTGGCGTTCTTTAATGTCATGTTGCCAAAGTCTCGCTGGCCCAAATTGTATGGACCTAGCGTCGTTTGGCTGATTCCGGTTGCTTTGCTGATTGAGTAAATACTTTGGTTCTCCATCAGCCACTTAATCTTGTCTAAATCTGCCCTCATTGTACGCCTCCTACTTAAACACTAGCCACAAAGCACCAATGATGATAATCCATCCGATTAGAGCCTTCCAATCAGGCTTCGTGCGTTCGATTTTGAATTCGATTTTGAAGTTCTTCATTTTCATCTTTTTTTATGATATACTAAGCATAACCCCCGGAGGGGTGTAGGAAGCTTACGCTTCCCACTTTATGCGCCACTTAAGCTTGAACAACCAGAGGTTGATTTCGAAGGTGACCTCGTGTTCTCGTTTAGGTGGCTTTTTGTCGTGCTTAGCCATCTTGCTCCTCCTTCCTTTCCGTATCGTTTTCCTCCTTTCTATACTCTTATTATACTACCTTTATAGGTAGTAGTCAACACTTTTATTCACTTTTTTTATGTATTTAGCCTATTTTTTTGATATGAAAATACACTTTTGGGCCAAAAACCGTAAATAGAAGCTAAGCCAACTGTTGCATATTTTGCAATAGTTGAAGGCAAATAAAAAAGACCCCCAGACCGAAGCCCAGGGGTGATGTCATAAAAAGAGAGTCCGGAATACCGGACTTATTTTGTTTGGTCTAAAATATCGGACCTATATTGTGCCGATTGGTTTGCCGGTCGCGGCCTCGATAAGAGAACCGTCCTCGGCAACTTTGATTTCGGTATCGGACAACATAGACCCGTCCTCTGTTAAGTAATAGAGGCGTCCGTCTTTGCCTTCAACCATGGCCTTGGTTTCCATGTAGCCGTCACGACGATTGAAATGGTACCACTTGCCGTCGATTTTAACCCACCCGGTGGACATTACGCAGTTAGGTTTGAAGTGGTACTTCTTACCTTTGATTTCCTTAACGCAGTCTTGAGCGGCCCAACCTTCATCGTCGAAGTAATAGTCGTTGCCATATTCCTCATACCACTCTGATTGCTTGTAGCTTCCGTCTTCGTTACGATACCACCAGCGTTTCTTGCCGTCCTCTACCTTGTCAATCCAACCGGTCTGTTGCTTTGTTGCTTTTGTCGTTCCGCCATTCTCAGCATCAATCATCTCTTGGACTGTTGAGCCTAATGATTGGTAATACTTAATTCTGTCGATAACGTATTGGCGTAACGACTCATTAGACCCGCCATGCATCTCTAAAGAACGTTCAGGACATGAAGTGGAATAGAATTCATTGTGGAAACGAATGTTGGAACTGTTTGGAGTAACACCATAGTAGGTCATATCCTCGGCCATTTGGCGCAAGACCATGTCCTCGTTAGCCAAGAATTCTTCGTCTGATGCCTTGAGCTGTTCGATTACCTCGTAACCAATAGAGTTCATATTAGCGTCATAGTTAGCACAAGACCACGTACCATTGTATGTATCTTCTACTCTCAAGATGCCTTTGCGGTCAATGTAGTAATGCGCGAAGCCTCTATCTGACTCACCCGCTGCAATGCGTGATTTGAGCCAAGAACGGTAACCTAAGTAGTTAGCCCTGCCCGCGTCGTTATGCATGATGTAGTATTTAGGCTTCTCTGTTGGCCGTCGACCGGCCATACCACCGAACATTGAGTCGTTGATAATTTCAGGATAAGCGATTGTCACTTTATTTCCCCCTTGTTTTGATAATGGCGCAGTTGCGTCATATTGCTTTAGATTGTATTGATTGATGAAGTTGATTAACTTGTCGCCATAGCTCGAGTCAGTGGCGTAAGTTCCTGTAAGAGCGCGCGCTTGCTCCTCTGGCGTGGTAGCATTGAGGACTTTGGCATAGTAGCTCTTGCGGTACTCTGTACTCTCCATAAAAGTTGCATGATCCGCAATGGACTCTTCGATGGTAGAGTAAGAGCGAAAGTCAGAGTTTTCTGGTTTAAGCACTCCTGCTCTTTCTTCTAAACTGTCCTTATTAAACACAGGACCAGTCCATGGAGCGGATGCCTTAATACCAAACAAGTTGCGCCCACCTCTGGCCAAATCAGATTGGCCAAAGGCAGACTCTAAGCAAGCTTGCGCTATCGTTACACTGTTAAATATCTTTGATGGATACTTTTGGACCAGTGGAGCGATTTGCTCGATAAAGCTGTTGCCCATCGTTACCCCTCCTTCGGAGTCTCATAAGTCAACGCTTGAGCACTATCCCCCAAGCCCGCTGTGGTTGGGTCAGGAATCATGTTGAATGCGTTAAATGCGGTTAATACCAATAAGTAAGGGTTGCTAATAAATTGGACCAAGATGCGTCCTACTGCATCCCATGAAGTCACATCCTCTGCTTTATAGCCTAAGTAAGCTAAAGCAGGTACCAAGATAGCGACTAAGAAACGAGTCAAGAACGTGATGTTCTTTTTATTAAAACGGACTTTCCAGTTGATGTTCATAATATTTCCTCCTAGTTTAATTTCTGCTTGATTTCAATCAAGTCTTCCTTCATTGCTTTGATTTGCTCGACTAGCTGATAAGTTATTTTGTTTTGCTCATCGTGTTCATCGAGTCTACGGCTGTTTTGCTCTGATAGTTTTTGGATGTAATTCTGTCCGGCTTCTATCATCGTCATGCGGTGCTCCTGTTCTGTGATTTTGCTCTTGTTGTTCAGATACAGACCCGCAACTGGAATTAGCACGCCAATGATGTATCCTAACACCTCAGAGCTGATGCTTGTGCTCCCAGGCATACCTTTCCCCCTTTCCTTCAAAAGAAAAGAGCGTCCATAATTAGACGCTCTCTGTGGTTTAGTTTGGCGCTTCGACTTCTTCCCCTGCGTTCATCCGCTCTAAGAACGATACGACGGCTTCACGAAACTTCTTCGCCCGTTTAGGCACTTCTTCAAGTTTCATTACGCCATCGTAGATGCACTTAGCAACGAACCAAGCATCGTACATGTTAATTTTGTACCGCATGTGTCTCACCCCCTTCGCTAACATGACTGGTTTCCGAATCTCCCACGGGATTAGCTTCTTCAGTAGTCCCATGATGCTCATCTCCTTTCTCGTCTGTGTCAGTGTGACCGTCCGGTTCGTGGCCGGCAGATTCGCTATCTTCCTCGGTATCGAACTCTTCCGGTAGTTGGTAGCCGACTAATTTTGCAATGCCAGGAATGACATCATATAGCAAATCAACATCGGCCTGTAGCAATGGCATGTGGGTAGATACACCGCCCACAGTTTTGCGCGTCTCGCCAACCAATTCGTTAGCCTCTTTGAGCTGTTGCTCATACCCCTTCAGCAATGTGTTCACGCGTTTGCGTTCCTCTTCCTCAGCTCGATTGCCATAGGATAGGCGATAGTCTAACTCTAAAATCTCGTTTACGATTTCCTCGTCGGTCCGATTAGACCAGTCGCCAGGTAGATTCCACGCTAGGTACTTTAGTGGGTCCAAACGTTGGATTAAGCATCGTGTTTGGACTTCGCCCGGTTTAAGCTCAATCGCTGTTTTCTCCTTGACTTCGTAAAGCATCGGCATCGTCTCCTTTCTCTCGTTCTAGTTGCTCGATTCTGGCATAGGCGGTGTATAATGCCACCTGTAAATCGGCGTTCTGTTTAACTAGCTTAGCGACCTCTTGCGCTAAGAAATCAGCTTGCGTAGGCAGTTCTTGCATCTTGCACCTCTTTCGATAGTTCTTGGATTGCTTTCAATAGGTACGGAATAAAGTCGATGTATTTGATCCGTAACGCATCATCATACTCCGTGGTAAGCTCTGGTAACACCTCACGCAACTCTTGAGCAATCAACCCGATTCGTTCATGACTGCCGTCTGCTTTCCAGTCGTATTGCATGAGGTCTAACCGGTTGATTAAATCGACTGCCGATACATCGGTAGGTCGGATGTTAGTCTTAAGTTTGCGGTCGGATTGTTTCTCGATTTGGTTTTTGAATTTTGCAAAATCCCAAGACCAGACAGGTACGTCATAGCGATACCCACCGCCAGGTAATACTTCACGCTTTCTAAGAGATGCATTATCCCACAGTGTGATATCACTATGCATTTCAATACCACCACTAAACTCTGCCTTATTCTTAGCAAACATTTCGCCATAGTTATTCACATACCATGCTCTTGGACCAACTTTATTCCAGTCGTTACCCCAGTTAACCCAGAGTGCAGCGTTATAATACCAACCCACACCGTCATTCATCCCAACATTAAACGAGTTAGCGCCGGTCAGATAGTTGGACCGTTGGTCCCCTTTCTCGTGGACACCAATCTGAAAACCACCGACATAGCCCTTGTAGGCTCTCAGCACGTCAGTCTGAATTAGCTTTGCCTGTAACTCTCTTGTCGCTACGGTATCGGCCGTCAAACCACCGATAAAACTGGATGCGAAAGTAGACGCGAACGATTTAACATCTGATGATGTTAGCTTCTCAGTGACGAGCGTCTTAGCGAACGCGTTTGTCATCTTCGTTTCCCCGTCAAGCGATATGAGCTTACCTTTGACCTGCACCCCGTCTGGCGATTGGTTAATGGCGCTCACCACGCCACCACCCTTATCTTGGATGGCGGATATGATGTCATCGCCAGACTGCTGAACGACCGACTTAAAATGCTCGGTCGTCACACTGTCTCTGATTAGACCTGGCAACTGTTCTCTGACAGATTCATCTGTGGCCGATTTAACTCTAGCTAGAATCTTACCGGCCACTGTTGCGATGTCGGTTTGTAGATTACCTTTGCTATCCACAAACTGCTCTAATACACCGTTAACCGATGTAGTAATCAAGGCTTGCAATCCGTGTTCTCGGTCTTCCATGAACTGCTGAACCTTTTGCAAGTTCGACCAGATGTTTTGCACCCGACTGGCCTCAGACTCGTTCGGAACATACTGGCCTGGTATCGTGCCATGGCGCAACATAAGCCGAATTAGCTTGTTATCCACACGGATATCATCATGGCTCATGTTGTAGATAGTGACAGTGTCCTTAGAAGTTTCGGCGGTATACGGAAACACATACCGGCCGTTGACCGGTTCCAATAGAACTGGTTCTTTGTTGTTGTGTTGAACCTTAATCGTCATGTCTCACACCACCTTAGGTAAGTGCCCACTCAGTAAACGCGCTAGGTACGATACCATCCACAATAGCGAAAGCTACCTGATAGGTCTTACCTTGCTTGCGCATTGCACCAGTGAAGAATACGTTGTTGTTGTCTACCTTTGTCACCGTACCGAAAGCACCGGTTGTAGAATCTTTAACCGGAACACTACCGACCGGCACTGCATTGGAGCGTAGATAGGCTGCAAACTGCCCGGTTGAAACTAGCGGAGCTAGTGGTTGTGATAGGTCGCGCCAGGTGCCAAACCGTCCATTTTCCAGTGAGTTAACCAAGAAACCGCCGTTATGACGTGGCGCAAAGCAATAAGCGTATGTATTAGAAGTTTTCCAAACGAAAACCTCTTTCATCGGCGGGTTGTTGTCCTTTACGATATTAAAACCGATAGGGACACTGCTGGATGAAAGGAAAGCGCCAAAGTTTGTACCACTAGGACAAGTGTTTATCGCAAACGAGGCACCCCATTCATCTAACCCAATTCTTCTCATAAATGCGGTCAGAACATTTCCGTTCGCCACATCGGTTACATTCCACGCTTCAGCGTTTATCCGTTTCCGAACCCACATCCGACCATTGGTGCCGTAGAATATCTGCCAAGTAAAGTGACCGTTTTGGCCAGGCGAACCTATACCATTAGAAAATACAAGGATAAAACCATAAGAACTAGATATTCCCTTAGACGCCATGTTTGTGGTGTATTGGTATATGCCAGGCGTAGTTAAGTTATCAACATCATTATTGGTTTTGACAATCTTACCTAGCAAAGCTCCCATATTTTCGGTGTTGATAAGACTATCAAACTCACTTAATGTCCCAGTCTTAAATTTATCAACCTTGTTCGACACCCGATTCACCGAATCAGCAGTGGCCAATCCAGGTAACTCGCTTGCTTGTATGGTGATATTTGCATCACCACTGAGTCTTACCTTGAATACGAATTGGAGTAGCTGATGTGGCGCACCAAAGCTGTTCGGTTGAACGTGTACCCCCTGTAAATCAGACCCACCGTATAAAATGAACTCTTCACCACTTGCGCCTTTCTTTGCAATAATCGCGATGGTTTTGATAAAGGTGTTTGAATACTGAGCCTTGCCTGTATTCTCGTTATCAAAGGTCACATCAATAATCTGATAGTCACCTTCTTGAGTCACGGTTGGTTGGAATGAGGCGATACTTGTGACGCCACTAATAGACGCCCTCTCCATATCAGTTTCATAGTTATGACCAAATCCAACCTTAGTAATAATCACCTCACCAGGACCAGATAGCTCTCTAGCACCTCGTTTAGTGACTTTTAATTTAGGAATTGCCATTAGATTTGTTGCACCCACCTTTCGTTTACATTTGTCATAGCTAAACCGACATAACCTGCGTCACCGTTCGTGACAGTCAGTTTATTCTTTAAGCCGTCGATGATGCTATTCACGTTTGCTTGCATTGCAATCAGACCGATGCTGACAAGCGTCTCTTTGCTTACTTCTTCCTTGACCTTCACGCTGACGACCATTGGATAATAGCCATCCGCTCGTACTGTCAGTGTGTAGGTATCGTGGTAGACCCTGGTAGACCGTTGCGTCGAACCGTCCGCACTCGTTCCGGCTTTCTGCAAGTAATGCGTATTAGACGGAACCGCCACATAGTTGAATGGCTTACCGTCTCTGTTGGCCACCGCCAGTGTGTTGTATGGTCGTTCGGTTTCTTCCATTTCAAACGACACATTATACTGCTCGCCTGGCGTGTGGCCACTACCGTTGTGGTGTAGGACGAGTCGCTCATCTTCGACCGTTACGGTTACACCGTTTTTCGTTACCACTTCCTCTTGGATGCGGTTCTCAGTGTAAATCATGTTGGCGTCATTACCGACTGCCTTAATCGTCACGTTGCTTTGCTCGGTTAGCTTTTCAATCTTGGCCGCCATCTCTTCTAACGATAGTCCAGATGGCAAGTTTAGATTGTCCAATCGAGTGCCTAGCGACTTGGCTTGTGCATCCAACTCTTCCAGTCGTTTAATGACCTCTCGGTTATTATCGTCACCGCCAATGTCCACCCACTGCAACCGGCCGTCCACACGTTGGAATTGGTACATCGTGATACGATCTCCAACACGTTTTACCCAAAGGTCGTTCTCATCAGCCGTGGCAGGTTGGTCTGGTCCGAAGTGGTTAGTGCTCTTTCCGTCAATCGACTTCATCATTACGTTAGCTTGTCGTGCGATTTCCTCGATTTTAGACTGGGCGCTATACTCGGTCTTCATTGTGGATTGCACAATACCATTCTTGTAACTACCGAGCGTCACGCTTAGGTACTTACGATTAAGCAGGTCGTATTTAATCTTCACAACTCGAGCGCTGATTTCGATGTCATACGTTTCTTCGTGGACGGTTAGTTTGTCGCCTAGCTTAACATTCTCAAGAGCTTTATAATTCTTATACTCCTCGGTTCGTTCCAACTGGACGAACTGCACCTTGTAGGTTGCTTTCGGTCTGTCAATACCGTTCTCAAAATCGCGCTTAGCAGACGCCTTCAGCTCCTCATAGACGCGTTTCTTCTCGTCCTCGGACAATTTATCGAACTCACCTTCGAACTCCACAGGATAGCTAATTTCCTTGATTCTAGGGAATGGATAATTATTGATAATCGGACTGTCCACGTACTTCTCTGGTAACATGACCCCGTTCTTAGCTTTGGGCAAGATGCGGGTGGCCACCGAGTCGAAATCTAACTCGGACTCGAACCCTGTTAGATTCTTACCGGACCGTATCGAATCGCTTATGTCCGAGCCAATACGTTGATTCATCGTCAGACTGAATCGTCTCCGCTTCAACTCACCGCCATAACGATTGACAAAACTATTGTCCTTGTTGCTTGCCAGGATAGCTTGGATAGGGTTCATGCGAACGATGCGCATGTTCCGTAATTCGGATATATCACTGGACATCTCGAACGGATGCTTGTACTGCGTTCCAGTTTGAATTCTGGCCATTGCTTCGCGACCAGTCAGACGAACAATGTTAATATCCTCGATAATGTTGCTAATGAGGTCGTAACTGATGTGCTCGGCGTGGTAGTCTAGCAGACCGCCCTTACGCTTGATTTTCTTGACACGGTAGTAATCGAACTCGTCTTCGTTATCAATGATTTTGATAATGTCCATTTCAGCAGGCAAGAGCTCTCTCTTGATGCCTTCTGCTTTGATTGGAATAGAAAACGATACATACTGCTCACCGTTTAGCGTCATGTTTAACTCTGCTGATGTGCACCAGTTGTCAAGGATTGGATAGCCGGTCGCTTGCAACGAGTTCTTATCATTCGTAGCATCAGATGGAAATACTGAAATCATAGCCACCGCTCCTTAAATTCAACCTTAAACTCTGTCACACTACCGCTCGCTTGTATCTTGTTTGTGCCAGGTTCCAGCACTGGGAATTTCTTGGTATACAGTTTTACGTTGCGCCCACTGTCACGTTCGGGATCATAGTAATGCTTAGCTTCGCAGTCGATAACAACCTTACCATTCATATCACTCAGCGTGATTGGATAGTTGTTGTTTGTCCGGATAGTGATTTCTCCAGTCCCGCCAACAGTGATGATTGGCAGCGCGTGGTATGTACCACTATTGGTAACGTTTATCACGTTAGCGTTACCTGGGTCCTTCTCCTTAACGACTTTATCCTTGCTATAGTCGAATGGGTCCAGTGTCACCGCAATCGTGAAACTACCTTTGAGATAATACTCATTTTCAACGTTGCCCATCTTGATATCCTTGACGATATAGTAAAACTCTGGGTCATCTGTCAGCACTAGTTTAGGTAGACGCTTAGATAAAAGCGCCCCACGAAATCTGCGAATCAAAGCCTTGATTGGCATGTCTTCTAAGAGGTTGCAGTCTAACTTAAAAAGGCGGTCCTTAAAACCGCCAAACTCAGTTAGACTACCGTCTCGACTATCGATACCGTCATAGTGTTTTACTTCCCTAACCGCCACAGGAATGACAGGGCGTTCAGTTAAACAGATACCATAGTCGCTTAGTTTTAAGTCATCAAATAGTACATCTAACATTTATTAACCCCCTGTTCCTCTGGCGATGTTCATTCTGTGGTCTCCTAGTTGGTCGTCAATAATATCAATCATGCGGTATACATCGTAGTCGCTTGCGACATTAGCCGTGATATTGACCGTATTGCCACCATAGCTATTATTGACTAACTGACTAGCCTCTGCGATTCCTCGCCCAATCTGGCTTAATACATGCGGATTAAGCGGTAGGATTGCTTCTGGTCCTGCTTCTCCACCAATCATGGCGTTGCCACCGTTCCGTCCGAACAGTGTAGGGTTACGCATGATACCACCCTTGGCATACCATTCGACCCCAATGTGTGGGATAGATGGCGGATTCAGACTGAACTTACCTGTGATGCTGAAGTGTGGAAGTGGGATACTTGGCAAGGACCAACTAAAGTTAAACATATTCTTCAATGCGTTCAGCGCGTTAGTAAACACCGTTTTAATACCTTCCCATATATTAGTAGCAGTGGTCTTAACACCAGTTAACACATTAGAAAATGTCGTCGACACTGCGTTGATTGCGGTCGAGACTGTCGTTTGAATCGAAGCCCACGCTGTTGATATGGTTGACTTAATCGTATTCCATGCACCGGACCAATCACCGTTGATAAGTTGCATAACGGCTTTTATCGTGCCCAGGATAGTGTTAACCGCTGTGCTTACTAAACCGCTGATAACTCCCCAAACAGTTGATACAATCGAACTGATGGTGTTCCATGACGCTTGCATATATGGCATCAGAACCGTCATAGCGGATTGAATCGTGGTGACGATACCGTTCCAAACGGTCTGAATTGTGGTCCAAATCGTTTGTGCGGTCTGTGCAATCAGAGCGTGGTTATCGTTCCACCACTGGATAACAGCACCGAATACCGATGTAACCAAATCAGAGATTGCTTGAATCACTGATTGAATGACACCCGACACACTTTCCCACACGGTTGTGGCGGTGGTAATGATGGTCTCTTGGTTCTCTTCCCACCACTGGGTAAGGAAGCTCCAAACCTCTTGAATAACATCAGAGATTGCTTGAATCGTGGTCGCAAAGAACTCTTGCAGACCTTCCCAGATAGCAATCACGCCTTCTCGGAAACCTTCGTTATTCTCCCACAACCATTTTACGATTACGACCAGCCCTGCGATTGCGGCTGCAATACCTGCAATCGTCGCAATGATTGGTGCGGCCGCTGCAATTAGTCCACCCAATGTTAAACCGAAGGCTGCAGCCGCTGCCGATAGCGCTAAGAATATCGGTGCGATTACGCCGGCCACGGTTAGTACTCCACCAAGTGTGACAGCAAATTGCTTTACTGGTCCAGGCAGTTTTTCAAACCACTGGCCAATGCCTTTTATGATGTTGCTTAGGCCTTCCATAGCAGGGGCAAAAGTCGCTGCAATAGCGTCACCTACCGCGCTCATAGCAAGCGTCACGTTGTTCTGTGCCACCTTGAATCGGTCGATTGGGTCAATCGTTCGGTCGTAAGTTTCGGATACAGTATCGGTTGCATTGGATGCTGCCTCACCTAAATCTTCAAAACTCAACGCCCCACGCTGAATAGCGTCCACGATTAACTGACCACCCTTATTACCAAAGACCTCGTTCGCTGCGTTCAAAGCCTCGGTTTCGGTTGTGGCGTTCTTAATCTTCTCGACCGTCTGCACAAGACCCTCTTTCATTGTGAGACCTTTTTTAGCAAACGTTGCGGCCGCCTTGGTCATCTTACCTAGGACCGCAGTTGAATCAAGACCGTTCTGCTCGAACTTACCAACCAGTGAAGCGCCCTCGTCAAACGACAGGCCCAACGACTTAATCTGTGGTGCCAACTGTGTGGCCTTTTGGAAAATCGTATCTACCGATACACCTGTGTTTTGAGAGATATAAGTTACCTCATCCAAGGTTTCTCCAAGGTAGTCCACAGATAGGCCGTAGGACTCAAGCGCTCGCTTGGCGTTGATGGTTGAGTTCGTGACATCCGAACCATTGATCTCAGCAAATTTGATAATCTGTTCGGATACTTCTTTAAGGTTATCGCCGGTCAGTTTGAACTGGGTATTCACTTCACCAACCGCTGAACCAGCAGTCTTGAAGTCAGTCGGTACAGTCGTCGCAATTTCTTTAGCTATGTCTTGCATAGCACCTAAAGCCTCACCGCTAGCACCTGTCTTGGTGGCCACAGTGTCTAAGCCTTCATCGACCTGCTTAAACGCCTCGAGAGCATTACGTCCTATGTCAATCAGCTTTTGACTGACATCCGCTAACTTTTCGCTAAAGTTAAGTAGCAACTCGGCTTTAAGCGTGTTGTTAACTTGGTCCATGCCTTCGCCGGCTGTCTTACCAGACTTGCCTAGATTATCCATCTCGTTGTTGATGGTATTAAACGAAGTCTTGGCTTGGTTCAATGCCGACTCTAACTTCAAAGCTTCTTCGGAGTTCTCACCGTATTCTTTCTTAGTTAGATCCAGTTGCTTCTCCAGGTTCTCAATTTGACGGCCAACCAGTTCGGATTGCTTAGTCAAACCTTTTTTAGCAGACTCAAGTTTTTCGGCTTCACTCGCACTAGACGATAGAGCTGACTGCTCTAGCTTCAATTCGCTATTCAGTTTTTGACTCTCGGCCCCGAGCTTGCGTTGCTCTGCTTCAAGGTCAGCAATAGCTTGCTTGTTACGTTCGCTTGCCTGCGCTGTCTCGCTCATAGACGCTTTGCTTTCTGCCAGCTTACCGTTGGCCACAGTAATCGCATTACCTAAGCGAGCTTCATTTCGCTCAGCATCTAAGAGTTTGTTCCCCCACTGTTGAGCTTCTTTAGAGTTCTCGCCCATGAGACGCTTTGCATTCTCATAAGCTTCGGCGGTGAGTTTCGTTTTCTGAACCGCGATTTCATGTTCCTTATTCAGCTTAGCTAACTCAGCTTCATACTTTTCGCTACTGCTAGCCGTCAGTTTCATCTGTTCTTTCTGGACCCCAAACTCTTTATTAAGCGATGTAATTGCTTGGTTCATGGATTGAATACCAGAATTGAACTCGGCATTGACGGCTTTATACGTGACTTTTACTTCATTCTCTGCCATAGATTCACCCCCTTATTTTCGTATTTATCATTCTCATTCACTATTCTTCCACGCGTCGATGGTGACTTTTGTTAGCCCCATTTCCACGACATCGTGGATAGGAAATGTCATCACCAAATCGACTCCTAGTCCAAAAAAAAAGGCGTAGTGACATATAAAGTCATCTACGCCCATCATTTCGAATGTTAGTTTTGGAATCTGTTTTGATGATGATGATTTGGCTTTTTTGTAGACTTCTCGATTTCCTTGCGGTAAGCCGATACGTCAACTGGCTTTCCGCCCGTTACCATTTGGGCAAAGATGTTACCCAAGATTTCGAAATCAAGCGGTAGGATCTCTAAGAACTCGCTATATGGCATCTTGCCACCTGCGTTAGAGTATGCAACGTATGCTGCTCCTACCATGTCGTCTACATCCACCGAATCTTGTTTTACGGACCGTTTTAACATTTGAGTAAGTAAGTCCTTCTTCAAGTGCCCGTCCTGTTGTGCCTTCCGTAAAGTGCCGATAGAGATGCGGGTATCGATGCTATACTCGATACCGTCCGTTCCGTTAAACGATGTGATCAAATCATTCATCAAAAATTACTCCTCTCCTGTTACTGCTTTACCAATTCTGGTGTGAAGGTTGAGTTCCACCCAGTCTTGACAGTTTCTTCCAAGTCAGTTTGACCTTCCTTAGCTAATGCTTCATAGTAGCAATAGCCGTTTGCGTCAAATAAGGCACTGAACGCTACTTCGATTTCAGCGATTTCTTCCTTACCATTTTCAATAGTAAACTTCAAACCGTCAGTAAAGGTAATGTTAGGGAAAGCCACAAGTTTGTGGTTTTCACGACCCAAGTCGTACACATCGAATGTCAGAGCACCAGATGCGCCCACAGAGTTCCGGCTATACCCGGTAACGCCTTTTTTCAAATCTGCATCGGTCAGACCGTATACTTTACGTAGGATACCCACAGGCATGTGGCCCTTGAACGTACAGTTCAATTTTTCCACGATGGTTTTTTCTTTGGCTGTTTTGCCTTCACACTTCTTGGTTACTTTCTTAGTTTCCGCTTCAACGGTAATTGTACCAGTACAGCCTAGCTTTTCTGCTGCTTGCAGTTGCCCGGCTTTCATCTGACGAAACATACCATTCGTGATTTCATAATTGTCAAATTGTTCAGTCAATTCCATTTAATTCACTCCTTTGTAATTAACCGGCAAGCGCCTCTTGACTTGCCTTAATCAATGCATCAAGCATTGCATCCATGATAGATTCCTTGCGGTCCTCAAGCCCTTTTTCAAAGAACTCTCTAGCGTGTGGATTATGTTTACCCCGCCCTTCGTTAGGGAACACCAGGTAACCGAAAGGTGCCTTGGATTGAATGTCGAATCCAAGGTTAAACAACTTCGCCTTTAATGGACTAGAGTCCTTGGCGTGTGTCTTCTTCCGTTCGCTTTCTGGCATAAATCCAATGATTGATTCCATGACTTCCTTAGATCCTTTTGATTTAAGAATCTCATTTATCAAACGCTCGGACTTATCCGGAATCTTCGCCATCGCATCTGCTAGACGCTGAGACGATTCAATATCGACCGTGAACTTAGCCATAGCTTATCACCTGTCGATTCTTATGATCTGATGGAACTTAAACGTAACTGCTTTAGCGGTATCGTCTGTGTTAAGGTAACGACCTTCTTCGTGATTGGTTTCTCTGAATATCAACCCACACAATCGCAGGGATTCAATAACTTCAATCTCATCAATAGATTCATCGATACGGCTTACAAACATAACCGTAAAGTCCATCTTATACTGGTTCCTTGTGTCGGTTGGTTTGATATCGCCTTTGTCGTAATAGACGATGAACGACTTATTGTTCGCTACCTCGTCACGACTAATATCGATACCGAACACCGGATATCCAGTCTTTTCTAGTTCTTCCACAATCCTAGCTATGTTCAGTTGCTTGGATAAGATGGTTGCCATCCCATTCACCTACCTTTCTAAGGTACAGATACAGATACTTGCGTTCTCGGTCTGCATCGAGTTGCTCGACTTCATAGACCTGTCCTCGCAGTAGTATCTTGTGCGCCCTTGTAAGGTTTGGCGCGTAATAGCATTTAACTTTAATGTCCACAGATTGGATGCTGCCAACCTTATAGACATCGTATTTCGCGTTGATGTTCATGAAAGAAAAGTAAAGACTCCCAGTTGTCTGAAAGTCTTCACCGATTTTCTTCTTAGTCTTATCGTCGCGTTTCGTGACAATCGTTCCGTATTGTAGTAGACCGTCGTTTAGCGGTTCTTCCAGTTCATACTTCATCGATTATCACCCTTTCTTTCTCCTGCCGTTCCAAATCTGAAGCTTTAGGATTAACGACCGATAGTTCATCTCGAACATCGACGCATTGCCGGACCAGTAGTACCGGCAGTAGTTCTTGAGTAGTGTAAACCCAATCCCAATATTGAAATCAGTCTCGCCACACGTTGCTACGATATAGCCCTTAGCCTCGTCAATCATTTCTTTGATTTCCTCGTCCTGGCTATCCCATGTGATCCGTAGATGCGCTTTGACTGATTTCAATAAATCTCGTTCTACATCAGCCATGAGCGGTCACCACCTAAGCAGTAACCGTCAACGTAGCTGTTGCAGTGGCTTCCGGATGACCTACCACGGTTGCAGTAATCGTCACGCTATCGGTAGCCTTGGCGGTAGACTCGACAGTAGCAAGACCAGAATTAGCATCGATTGATACTTTCTTAGGCTGGCTACTTGTCCACGTTACTGTACCGCCTATAATGCCTTGGACAGTCGCACTGAATTGTTTAGTATCCCCTACCTTAGCCGTAGCGTTCTTAGGAGATACCGTGACCGTCACTTGCGGGCTAGGAGTTGTGCGGACTCCATTAGCCCCACTAGGGATTGATAGTGTCGTCAGCTGTGATTGTTGCTGCTGCTTCTGGTGTAGCTAAGGTGGCACCTTCGATACTTTCGATGTTAGCAACAAAGAACGCATTCTCGTTCTTAGGAATACCGCGACCGAAGAATTTCGCAATGTAGAGGTCCATATCTTCGATAGCCAAGGTTTCTTTGTATTGAGTGATTTCAACATCGCTAGCCACCACCAATAGATAGTTTTCTAACACACCGAATACAATTTTGTTTTCTGGTACCGCGTGGGAAGGAACAATTTCTTCGCCAGTTGGCAATTTAGTTGTTACCCATTGACCATTAACAGTTAGGTACGCTAATGCAGGGAAAATTTTAGACCAGTAAGTTGTTGGGTTAACCAAAGCAACAACTGAACCGTTGTCTGTCTTAGCCTTAGCCAACGCTCCACGGATGCCTGCTAAAGTCTTAGGCTTGAAGTCTGCTAATGTAATAGCGTCCTTTTCAGGATAAACACCGCTTGTGTCGCCAGATAATTTGCGCATCATACCTAGAGGTTTCTTGTCGCCGTCACCGTTGACGATAGCTTCTTCTAATGAAGCAGCCATCACTTCTTGCAAGAAGGTGATAACGTAATTAGCCAACCAATCTGGACCTAACTCGAAGTAGCCCTTAGGCAAAGCAACGAACCCAGAAAGTTTTGCTACTTTAATGTCTAACTTCTTGAAGGCATCAAGCAAGATTTGTTTGATGTCAGCAGGGATAGTGGACCAGAAAGCACGTTTCTTGGTCGAGTCACCGTAGATGAACTCAGTGCGGGTGGTACCTTGTTGGACATCCACACGACTAATGAGTGGGTGCTCTTCTTTCAAGTTACGGTACACATCTTCGACGATTGTTTTAGGGAACGCAGATTCTAAACCATCAATTTTTTGTTTGCTTACCGCTTCCGCGAAGAAACGTTTTTCTTCAGATGTCAAAGCGCGACGGATACCACGATTTACTAAGATTGACTCATCATGAACGCCTTCGTTGTATGCGTCCGCTGCTTGCTTAGCTTGCGCTGTTACCTCTGCTTGCAAGCCTTCCAAGAAGTTATTGAAGGCCTCTTTTTGTTTTGCTTCGTCTTCAGTACGAAGTGCTGCGAATAAGTTTTCGCGTGCTTGAGACATAGTCTCTTTTAATAAATCAAAATTCTTCATGTAAAATTTCCTCCTAATTTTGGGTTTAAAAAATAGCCGTATGGTTAACGGCTTAGGCGAACAGTCCGGCGATTTTATCAATCGTCACTGCTTCGTTTGGCTTTTCTTTTTCTTCCGGTTCTTCAGCGTGCCCATCAGTTGCTTCTTCTCCCTCTGCCTTGTCATCACTGATTAGATGATTAGAGACTGGCTTCTTGTACTTAGCCATTAAGCTTAAAACTAACTTGTCGGACACTGTATCTAAAGAGCCTTCTTTTTCGACTGCATCAGCTAACCCGAACTGAATGGATTGCTCTGCGGTCAAGAATGTTTCGGCATCCAGCAATGCTTTCAGTTCCTCACGTTCGCCCACAAAACGCTTCATGTACGTTTCTTCAAGCGATGCCTGTGCGACTTCAAGTTGCTCAGCCACCTTGCGAAGTTCTTTGGCATTACCAGCAGCATACGTCCACGGATTATGGATCATAAGCTGTGTGTCCACAGGCATGATAATCGTGTCGGCACACATTGCAATGATGGACGCTGCACTCGCTGCGATACCATCAATGTAGGCTGTCACTTTCTCTGGGCGGTTAGACAGATAGTTTTTGATTGCGATGCCTTCGAACATATCACCACCAAACGAATTGATGTGAAGCTCGATTTCATCACCTTCAAAACCATCTAACTGCTCGCGTACTGATTTAGCGCTAATACTGTCATCAAACCACGAATCTCCCACAGTTCCGTGCATATACACGACTGCGGTGTTACCTGTAACCTCTGCTTTAATGCGTGGCTCGATTTTATTTGCCCGCATCATTTCCGCTAGTGTCATCCTGTTCACCCCCTTTCAAATCGGTTGTAAATTCATAGTTTTTCGTAACCGCGTATTCCTTCGATGTCTCATCGTTGATTTCTTCCTCGCCTAATTTCAAGCGAAGTTCGTCGCGGTTGTATACACCGATTCGAAATAGAGCTTCAGCGGATGAAGCGAATTTAACCAGGTCATAAATCATGATGGTGTTTGTCTGAATTTTGAATTTAGAGCCAACCGCCACACGTTTTTGACCGTACAGTTTACGGTTTATTTCCGTCTCAATGACATCTGCGAATGGTCGCACACCGAAATTGACAAAGCTATCTCGCACCGCTTCTACATCTGCTACATCGCCCTTCATAATTCCTCGTGGAATGTGGAAAGCGTCAGCGGTGTAATTGATGACATCTGCAATCGTATCGGCAATATCTCGTGTGGTAATGCCACCACTAGAGGTGTTTCCGACGGTGTTAGAAATGGTGTAGATTTCCAATCCTTCCTCAATTGGTGTGATGCTATCCTTATCCGATAAGATTGCACCAAATCGTTTTTCGTACATCTCGTCTAATATGGCATCTGCCATGTTCTCGCCATCGTCAGTTTGCTTGTTGCCAAACTGCTGGTCGAACATCGTGCCAATCTTTAATCCAAGCTTTAACGCGTTGCCACGATTGTAGTTTCGGATTGAACCTGCGATTAAATCGCCGTAATCGTCATACAGCGCATCTAGCCACGCTTTGATTTTGGCATCGTTGATGGTAAAGTGTAACACCTCTGACTCGTTATACGTCCGCTTGTCGTTGTATTCGCCAGGCAGTACAACGTTTGTGTAGAGGTTTGGTTTCAGAGCAAACCGTTTCATCGTGTAGTTTTTAGCAACCACAAATTCACCGCTGTCCGTTTGGACAACCAAGGCGCCGTCGCTGTTCTTAATCATCTGTGTGATGACATCATGTAAGAACTGGTTCTGCGTTTGGTTTTGGTTCGGCTCATAGTTGAACCGCCACCACATCGTGTCGCGTGTCGGCTTCGATTCATTGTAAGTTTCAAAGCTAGCTAGCGACAGTGCGTTTGATATCTTATCAATCGCAATTTGTAGCGCATATTCTTTGACCTGAATCTTGGAACCCACAGATGCAATGTAGGCTTCGATTTGCTTTTGGCTCCGCTTATCGGTTGAAAACAGAAAGTCCCGTATGTTTGCAAAGATTCCCATGTATCGTCCCCCTTTCTTAGTTGGTATACGACCGTAGCTTCCGTCTGATTTTGACAGGTTGAGCGGTCGATAATTTATCACGAAACTGCAGCGCGTGCAGTAACGCCATAAATCCGTCGGTCTTGCGTAGCTTAGGCTCTTGCTTTTCATAAGTAAGGTTGCCCTTGCCGTCTCGATTCTTAAACACGTTCCATGTGTACCAGTTCATCATGAAGTCCTTGCCCCACTTGATTCGTCCGTTCGCAAACATTTCGTTTACAAAAGGCTCTAGCTCGCTGTGGGTCTTCGTACCAGAACGCGCTCGCAGTAATTCATCAAACCCACATTCTTTGAACTCGTCACTCAGATAGCTGATGCGGTACAAGTCACTTGCAATGCCAGCAGGTCTGTATTTCTTAATCTGCTCTAAGAACCACCCCGCTACCCGACTAGGTGATATCACATCCTCTGGGACGATGGTGGCCATTCCTTCTTTGACCGCTACATCTATCGGAACTTTGTAAGTCCTACCCTCAAGCGCCAGATGGCAGATGAAGGTGTGGGATATCCAGTAATAGATATTCTCTTTCTTAAACAGCATACCGACCACACAAAAGTCCGTGGTGTCGGCATAGTCCACACCGCCTATGAAGGTAGCGCCGGTCAAATCCGGCAACTCCTCGTTGGCACGTTGGATGTTCTCCCATGTCGTGACCGTCTCACGACTCTCGTTGATTGGCATGTTCATGCGCTTAGTCATAAACTCAACGAACGATTCGCCACGATCTCGAATCTTCTCGTACTCGTCCTGCATCTCAGTTCTGAGATGTGGGAAGTATCGAATAGACGGATTAGCTTTTTCCCACTTGGACGGGTCGTGTACTTCTTCCTTGTCATCCAGTTTGCAGATAAATGGGAAAGTCTTACGGTTAGGACGCTCGCCAGACAAAATCATTTGCGACTCGTCTTTAAGCATGTCCAGGAAACCGCCACGGTTATAACCGTCCGTGGTGAAGTAGAACCGTCTAGGTCTGGCCTTCTTACCGAGACCAGAGATGAATACCTTGACGCTATCCTCGTTCTGGTAAGCGTGGATTTCATCAAAAATAACGGCGCCTTGTCGGCCACCGTCTTTGGTCTTGGCGTTATTGGTCCGGAACCGAACACGCGACCTTGTTTTCTTGTACGTGTACTGTTCTTTCGTAAAGTAGAAATGCTTAGCGTATTTCTTACCGCCATTATTCTTTTTATCATCGTCCAAGATTTCCCAGACTTCATCGAACGATTCTTTCGCCTGGTCCTCGGATGTTGCCACAATATCGATGTGGTATTGTGGCACTGTCTCGCAACTCACGAGCGCAAACTCTACGCGGGCCATGTAACCAGTCTTACCACCACCACGGCCCATCATAACTAGGAACTCGTTAAACATGATGTTATCGTCTTTATCATAAACGCCGAACACGAAGGCTGTGATGAACTCTTGCCATGGTAATAACTGTCCATCAAAATGCTTGTTCATACGGGCGATTGCCTTGTCGATTAGGTCACTCTTAATTACGGCGTTCTCTAGCTTGCTCCTAAGAAACTTAACCAGTGCGTGTTGCTCTTGACATGCTTCAATCTCGCCACTCTCGACCATATGCATGTATCGGTCTATGGCAGGATGATATTCAACTTCCTTCGGCTTCTTCCGTCCACGGTGATTAGGATTAGAAGTCTTCTTCGTCATCGGCATCACCGCCGGTCATAGATAAAGTCTTAGGCGATATGTTCAGTTGATTGAGAATCTTAATCATCTGCATATTGATTTTTGTCAGTTCACCAACTGAGTCATTTTTCTTTTTACCTTTAGAAGTCTCGCTATTCTTCCATTCGATAGCCACGCCGCGTTCCTTGATGTCGGTAATCAGCATTTCCTTGACTTCCCACAGTGAGCAATAGTCGTCAACTAGATCAGTTAAATATTCGCCATACATTCCCTGGTCAGAAACGTACTGCATTAGGTCTTCTCGAATTCTTTCGACCCGTCTTTTAGTAGATTTTCTACTCATCTCAATCCCCCTTTCATAAGGCGCTAATATTTTTGCGGAGTCGACACCCCTCCCCCGTTGCTCGGGGCCCCCAAACAAATCGCGTTTGGTTTGACCCGGGGGTGTCTGTATCTCGAAGTTTTACCATCTCTCATCCGAGATTATCGTAGTACGATTGTATCCCGACAATTTTTCTGGGTGTAGCTTGTTATGGCAAGCATTACACTCACACTCTGTGTTGCTTAGGTCTAATGCTAGCTCTGGATAGTTCCGTACCTCTTTGATATGGTGAACCATCTCAGCAGGTGAGTAACGACCGTTGCGTTTGCAGGTCTGGCACTCGTTGTTATCCAGTCGCTTGCGTGTTGCACGAATGGTGCGCCACTCCTTCGACTTGTAGAAACGAATCAGTGTATCGTCTTGTATCATCTGACGAATGTCTCGGAGTATGTCCGGAGTCATTAGATTCATATGATACACCACCTAAAAATAGAAAAGACCGCGAGTAGGTAACGCGGTCTAATCTATATCCATATTGAGAGATAGTCACATGACATGAAACCTCGGCTACTTCAATTTATCACACTATCATATTAACACACCAGATGTGGCATTTTTTTGCAGGTTTTGTGCATCGCGATATTCAGCGTTGAATCATTCGCCGCCCAACTTATCCAGGTCATCGAAGCTGTCAATGCCGAATAGCATGATAGATAGTTCATCGATTGCCTTCTTGGTATCTCTGGTTACGGTGCTTCGGTCGATATTGAAGTAAGACGCTAGCTCATTAGCGTTCTGTTTGCAGTCGTTTCGCACATACATCCGAGCCACAATCTGATAGCGTCGGTGCATACCTTCGCGATACTTGGACAGTTCGCCATATGCTCGAAAGATACTGTCAAAGTAATCGAGCATCTTAGCTGTCTTAGCTTTGTACTTCATCAGCGAATTAAGGTCTAGGTCTGACGGATCATAGACGGAATCTTCATAGACCTCTAAATCTTCCACGATACCGTTGCAGTGCACTCGTAGCATGCGATAGTTCTTCAGCAACAGTTCCGTGTTTCTCAAACGGTAATCTTTATGCTGCTTAGCTTTCTCACGATTGGCTCGGTCGATTCTATCTGCCACAGTCTTGGTGATGGTCTCGATTTGCTTATTGGTTAAATGCTCCATCGGTCACTCTCCTGTTCTGTGTGTATGAGGTCGACGCTCGAGAGCCTCGATTCGTTGTTTGTTGCTATCGATGATTTTTTGTTGGAGTTTATCAAGCCCCAATAGGTCGTCACCTAATTTATCTATCCACTCAATCAAGTAATCAACCACTGCCCACAACCTCACGATAGCAATCGCTTGGATAATTACGATGATCCAAATCATTTACTCTCCACCTCACTTACCGTCGGACAAATTAACTCAGCGCACAGGTCAAACTTCCTGGCTTCACGAATAAGCTGATTATATCGTGGCACGTTGGTATACATGTGCGAGATAGCTAACTTGCGGTACTGAGTGGCCTTGGTCTTTAAAAACTTTTGACAGTCTCGTCTCGCTTCTTGTTCTAGCTCAGTTAATTTAGCCACGTTGTTCACGCTCCTCGTATTCGCGTAGGCGTTTAATACAATAAGACGCTTTGTCCAGGTCCTCTGTTCCGTTCTTGTCCTGGTAACGGTGGAGATACTTGGCGATGTGAGACTTCATAATCGCTCTGAACTCATTGAACGGATAAGTTAGATACCAGGTCTCAAACAAGTCTGTCTTGCCTTGGCGGTAGTGGGAAGGTTCGATAGCGTCGGGTGTGTCGGGGTCCGTATAAGCTAACTCGCCTTCCAAATAAATCTCCCTCTTCTTCATCTTCACTCACCATCCCACATTGCTAGCCGAACCAAAGCAGGCACGCTATGACCGGACCACGAAGATTCGAAGTCATTGATAGACACCACTGGTAATTGTTGGTAGCCATGCTCTTGAATCAAATTTAAAGCAGCCGCATCCACCGTCACATCAACGTAGTTGAACTGGATGTCTTTTACCTTAAGATAAGCCTTCGTTAAGTCGCACTGCGGACACCCTGGCTTACCATAGACCGTAATATTCTTTTCCATAATTGATACACCTCTCAAAACTCAAATAATTCAATTCTAAGGCGTTTTAAGTTAAAGACTATTATTTATATTACTTTAATCTCAAAACACCTAGCTTCTAGCAATTTTTAGTTATCCTTGACGAATACGCCATTGACTACCTTACCTGTTCGGTTCTTAATCTCGTCATAAGCCGATTCCAGGCATTGTTCTAATGTCAGGCCACGTTGTAAGCAGTATCCAATTAGTACGACGGTGATATCACCTATCGCATCCACCTCAGCACCGAAGTCGTTGACGATGCGGGCTTCAGCCAGCTCGTAAACTTCTTCGTGAAGTTTCTGTAGTTGACCTAAACCATCGCCAAAAGCTAGGTTGCGGTCTTGGAACCAGTCGTTTACCAAAGGTACTAATTCATCTAATGTTTTGTTCATTGTCGGTTGTCTCCTTGTGCTAATTTATTTTCGATAGTTTTTATGCGTTCCATGATTATAAGTATGTCTTCTGCCTTCTCTACACTACTCTGGCATAACATGTCGATGGTTCGCCCAATCACGTATCGTTCGCGTTTCCGTCTGATCACATGACACACGATACGGTCTAAGCCGACCGCAGCCAGTAGAATGAGTGCCACGATTGTGGCGATTAAAAATACGTCTAACATTTGTCATCTCCTAACTCCATTTCAATGATTTTTGCCATTGTTTCTTTTCTCGCCTTCCGCTTGTAGTACGGATAGACATAGCCATGGTGATGCTTGTAGTTTTCATTCATCAGGTGAGCACTTGCTTCGCTCTCAGTCTTAAATACCTTAGTATCCACAGTTGGCCATTCAGCGCCAGTGTCGTAACGGTCGATGTAAAGTATGCTGTATAGTTTCATTGCTTATTCTCCTCATACATTTTTCCAAACACAATCCATCTAGTCTTGCCTCTTTGGTCTCCGAATAATGGTTTGATTGGTAACTCGTTTAGCACTTCATTGATATTAGCTTGGACATCAGCCCACTTGAACACCAGCGTTCCATTAGGTTTTAAAACTCTCATACACTCGGCGAAGCCTTTGATTAAGTCCTCTTTCCAAGTCTTCTTGTCGAGTTGTCCATATTGTGCTTTCATGATTGATTTAGGTCCTGCCCACAATAAATGTGGCGGGTCAAAGACTACCAGGTCAAACTCATCGTCCTTGAATGGCATGTCTCTAAAATCTCCAATAACATCCGGCTTAACATTTACCTTCTTGCCATGAATTTCAAACTGTTCTTGCCTCTTATCCATGAATGTTGTGTGTGGCTCATCCTTTTGGAACCAAAACATCTTAGAACCGCAGCAGCAATCTAATATTTTCATCCATCGTCACCCTCCTTGTCGTTAAATCGCACATCCGACACTAGTAATCCTAGTGATATGAACGCTGTGATAGTAGCTAATATAATTATCATGTCCATGTCCCCATCTCCAATGATTCAATTTTTACATAGATCCCGACCACCTCACTGTGGAACTTCTCGATGATATCGCTAGCGACTTGAGCATCGTCATACCAATAGCCAAGTTTCGTCATACAATCCTTAAAGAGTTTGATGAGATTATCGGTGTCCGGCTTGGTAACTTTATACTCGCCATTCCGTTTACCTTTCGTTAGAGGGAATAGCCACTTAGTCGTGAGCCGGATAGGCCCCTCTAGTTTTGTATCAGGCCTGTAGTTCGATAGATGGGCCATGAATAACTCTCTTGCCTGCTTGAGCTTTTCGTCCTCGTAGAAGAAAGGCTTGCCATTTTTGACTGCTGCTTTCTTTTGCTGATGAGTGACAGTCGGAATCTTTTTGAGCGGTATGAAGAACTCTAGCATTCGATACCACTCCATAGTCCAGTCTCTGGGTCGTATTCGACATAGCCAGCACTTTTTAATTGATCTAACACCCAAGCTTGCAGTTGCGGTTGTTTGCTTATCCACTTCACTACTTCAGACTTCTTAAGGTCGAATCGCTCACCGGGGAGCGTGTGATAAAGTGGCGGCATTTTTTTCGCGACTTCTAAGCTCTTTGAACGTTTCTTTTTCTTTCGCATAATTTTCACCTCAAAAAATTTTTTCTTTTTCTCGCGCTTTGGCAAGGACAGACACGGACAGGGTTACAGGGGGCGGAGCCTTAGCCCCCTGTTCCTGTTCCTGTTCTTGCCTTGGACCTAGCCAGGGACACCACCTATTTACGGCTTTTAAGCCTATAGTGTGTCTGTCCCGGAGACAAAATCGAAAATGTCTCGAGTTTGTCTGGAGGTCATTTTCACGCTCCGGACACGGACAAAATCGAAAATGTCCATCGAGGACGTCCTCGAAAAATGTCCTCGATTTTGTCTTGTCCATGCCTGTTTTTTCTAGTCTACTTTGATAACTGAATTTCCTTCAATTTTATAACTACCGGCTTCCTTCACACGACGTCTAACTGTCTTATCTGAGATACCTAGGTACTCTGCCAGGCCGTCAATCGTGACTGGTTCGATGCCATCATTGAGTGCGCTGTAAGCCGTATCGAACGAATGCTTGCGCTCTTCCTTCTTCTCATCAGGAGACTTTCTCTTGTCGAAATTCTTCTTCCAGGTCGGTTGAGCATCCTCTGGCTCGACATCATTTAGGACGCCTGAGTCATCGACTGTATGTACTGGATAACCGAACCAGATATTGACCGGCTCAAACTTCGCGAACTCTCGTAATGTACCTTCCACACGCCATGCAGTACGCTGCTTCTGAACTCTCTCAGCCTCTTTAATAGCTTGATTGACATTGTAGTATTGGGAGGTGGTGATTGCCTTGAGCGCGTGTTCTTTCATCTGATAAGCCGACTCTAGGTCATCCAGGCCGATATACTTCTCGTAGTATCGCTTATTGAGCTCTAAGATGCTCTCTTTGTAGATTTGGCACTTAGCCTTATCCAACTGTTGAGTAGCCAATCCCTCGCCAATTTCGAGTTCTACCAGGTCAATTAAGGCGTCTGGGTCGCGGGCGAACACCCCAGAACCACTTGCACGGTCCATGGACTTTTTCCCGCCTTGAGACCCTTTAGAGTGGTGGTGGCAGTAGATAACGGATGCACCTAACTCTGTGGCCACCTTGTCGAACTGGTTGGTAAAGTGTGCCATCTGATCAGCACTGTTCTCGTCACCTGTCAGGACTTTATAAATCGGGTCAATGATGACCGCTGTGTAATGTTTTTTGGCTGCTCGACGGATAAGTTTAGGAGCCAGTTTATCCATCGGTACGGTCTTACCACGCAGGTTCCAAATATCGATATTACCTAGGTTATGCGGCGCAACTCCTAGGCCTTGATAAACGTCTTTGAATCGGTGTAAGCAAGATGCTCGGTCCAGCTCTAAGTTGACATAGAGGACACGCCCTTTTTCGCATTGCCATCCAAGCCATTTGCTACCTTCTGCGATAGCGATGGATAACTCGATGAGCGCGAATGACTTACCAGCCTTAGACGGCCCCGCCATTAGCATCTTGTGTCCTTGACGTAATACGCCATGGATTAACTCTGGAGCGAGGTCTGGCATGTTATTCCAAAAATCTTCTAACCCCTCTGGGTCCGGTAAATCATCGTTTAAGTCTTCGATATGCTTGTACCAATCATCCCAGCTAGCTTTACCGATGTTAGTATCAATGAGGAATTGCTTGTGGCCATTCCGGATGACCCCTGGCATGCGGCTGAGGCGGCTAGGGTTCTTGTTTTGAGAATCGACCGCTAGGCCGTTCTTTTTACAGATGCTATACAGGTAGTCAACACGAGTCCGGTATTCGTTGTAGTCTTTTGCCTCAACTCTGACGATTGCGTGTACGGATTTACCACCGCTATAGACCAAGCAGGCAACAGGGAGCTCTAACTCTCGGATGATGGCGTTTTGTTTCGCCAGGTCGGTACTGTCTGATTCGACCAAGGCATACCGATAATCCGTCACGTTGTCATTTTTTACGCCCTTCCCATCCAATGGGTTGAATCGAATCCAAGCACCAGCTTCTTCTTTCGGGTCCCCGAATACTCTTCCTAGGTCCCCCTCACATCGATTTAGGAGTTGAATTAACTCACCTGCTGTTCGGTCGTATGAGCCAGAGGTCGGTAGATGCTTGCCATCTTTCTCCCAGGTCTCAGTGACATAACCGACGTTTTCGGTGCTATCGAATAAGATTTCAAGGTATCTGGTAATTTCTGCCACCGGGTTCCAGTGATCAGGTTCTTTAATTTCTTTGGCTTCTACCCAGTCTTTATCGATGATTTTATAGTCGTTGTCATACTTGATTGTACTGTCCCAGTCGAGTTCTCCTCGGCCATCGTCGTATGACCTTGGTGGTTCATAGCCGCCATCGACTGCCATTTGGTAAATGGTCCCACCGGTAACTGGAGTGTTGCTGCCTTCGAAGGAGTCCCATTTTCTAAAACATTCACCTGCGTGATAGCGTGCATGGTCTCCTTTGGACCATGAGTCCCAGTCCATAGCTGTGTAGCCTTCGTGTTTAAGGGCCATCCCGACGTTGACCCATTCCTGGTAGGAGCATAATGCAGGGTCAACATATTCGAGTAGCTCAGTTAATTTAATTTCTGACAAGGTATCACCTTCTTTCTCTGTGTGATATAATGTGATTAAAAATACACGTATAAGGATGTGTCTTGTATGCTGAAACGCATTTCTACAGTATTCCCAAGATCTACTCAAAGAGAAAAATTCGATGTCGATATTCCTGAATTATGTCCTCACTGCGGGCAATATATGCATCCAGAGTTATTAGAGGCGTTTATATTGGATCCAGATTATCGAACCGTATATAATATAATCGCTTTATTTCGATGTACGGCGCCCAGTTGTGGAAAGTACTTCCCTATTCAGTACACAAGAGGACATACAAACTTACCCTTTAGAGATATCATAAAGTATTCATACCGTCCCTTGATTTCTGTTAATCTTCCTGAAAATGTTGAGAAAGTATCACCTACATTTGTTGAAATATACAACGAAGCTTATCAAGCCGAAGAAAATGGACTTAAGCATGTTGCTGGTGTTGGATATCGAAAAGCCGCTGAATTCTTAATTAAAGACTATGTAATAGCCAAAAATCCTGATCAAGAGGAACAAGTAAAGAATATGTTCTTAGGAGGGGTAATAACACAGTATTTAAGCGACTTCCCTAAAGTTCAATATTTAGCAAAAGCAGTTGCTTGGCTGGGTAACGATGAGACTCACTATGTCCGAAAACATGACGACAAAGATCTGCAACACCTTAAGAAATTTATCCTTTCCTCTGCCCAATTCATAGCAGCGGACTACGATGCCGACGAAGCGTTAGAATTCACTTCCTCAGATAATCCATAAGCATCTTAATCGTCTTCATCTGCTTATCAATCGTCTCATCTTTAACATCAATGAGTAGTTCTAGGAACTCAACTTTCTTCTTCAGTTCTTCAATTTCTTCGTTCATTTATCTCACCCCTCATAACTAGCGACATCGACACCACGAGGGACGCGCCAGTTATTGGCTGCAATCCGGTCAATCAGTCGCTTAGCATTATCAAATTTCCAGATGCCTACGTTGCGGAATCCATACCGCTCTAGGCATCTTATTTGTTTTGGTGTAGCTAGGCCTTCAGTCCGTCTCTTGTCGAGGCGATCAAGGATTAGCTTGGCTTTACCGGCATTTTCCACCTCGTCTGGGAAGATACCAGATTTTTCTAGTGCCTTGAGTTGCTTTTCAGACGGCGGACCAGCTTCCCAGCCAAAAGCAGGAACATAATTGGCCAAGTCTTCTGCTTGGATACTCATTTCGAACTGCAGAGGGTCTACCAACGACCGTTTACGTTTACGCATCTCAGATAATTTCTTAGCCAGTGCTTCTTCACGTTCTGCGACGGCATCCTTAACAGCTACCTCTTCTAGTTCCATGATGTCCACGGCCACGTTTGCTGCTTCCTCGGACCGTTTGGTCATTGCTTTAGCAACGGCTTCGTCGGTTGCAATAATACTTGCTGGTCGGCATAGATCGTGCCGTTCTGTGTGCCATAGGAAGTCTAGTAACAGTAACTCTTCCTTCCCTGGGTAGAGACGAGTTCCCCGCCCGACCATTTGGCTGTAGAGGGCTCTAATCTTTGTAGGCCGTAAAACCACCACACAGTCGACTGACGGACAATCCCAACCTTCAGTCAGTAGCATCGAATTGCAAAGCACATTGTATTTTCCGTCTTCGAAGTCTTTTAGGACCTCTGCCCGGTCTTTTGACTCACCATTCACCTCTGCTGCTTTGAAGCCTCGCTCGTTGAGAATATCGCGGAATTTTTGGCTCGTCTTAACGAGAGGTAGGAATACCACAGTCTTACGGTCTTGGCATTGCTTAGCCATCTCATCGGCTATTTGGTAAAGATATGGATCTAGCGCAGAGCTTAGGTCACTTGATTTGAAGTCACCAGCTTGAGTACCAACACCCGAAAGGTCTAAGGTTAAAGGGATTGTGAGTGCCTTAATCTTAGATAAGTACCCTTCTTTAATCGCTTTAGGCAAGGTGTATTCGTAAGCCAATGATTCAAAGTAAGTCCCAAGGTTTCGCATATCCCCACGGTCCGGTGTTGCTGTCACGCCCAACACATTTGCTTGGTCGAAATGTCCGAGCACTCGTTGATAGCCGTCTGATATGCAGTGATGGGCTTCATCAACTACAATCGTGTCGAAATGGTCCTTGGCGAATTTTCTAAGCCTTTTGTCACGCTGGAGCGTTTGGACTGAACCAACTACTACGCGGAACCAACTACCGATACTTGTTTCTTCTGCTTTTTCTGTGGCCGTATTGAGGCCTGTTGATTGTTTAAGCTTGTCGCTTGCCTGTTCTAGCAACTCTGACCTATGAGCTAGGACGAGCACGCGCTCGCCCTTTCTCACTCGATCTTCGATTACTTTGGAAAAGACGATTGTCTTCCCACACCCTGTCGGTAATACCAGCAGGGTTTTCTTATTGCCGTTCTCCCATTCTTTTTGAATGGACTCACGGGCTTCTTGTTGATAAGGTCGTAATTCCATTCGAGTCACCTACTAGAAGCTACCTTGTTGCCATTGTTGAGGCTGAGGGGTAGGTAATGGTTGTTGCTGATACTGTTGCACAGGTGGTTGTTGTTGAAATTGAGGTTGTGCTTGCATCATAGGTTGCGCTGCCATCCCTGGTCGTTGGTTTAACTGTTTGGTTGGGTCGACATCGTCTTGATAGATCATGTAGCCGACTTCGTTAAACTCGTTGCCATTGCGAGATAAGCCTTTCTTGATGGAGCAAACGCCGATAGCGCCAGGGACTAGATTCCAGTTCATTTGGAGAGGTTCCTTATGTTTCTTCTGACCGATTGCACCGAAGAAGGCTGATAACATCCCCTCTGTGCGCGAGTGTAAGAATAGAATGTGGGTCAATTTCTTGGTTTGGCCATCATTTGTTGCGATTTCCAAGGTCAGGACTGCCTTGTTGCAGGCTGGTAGTTTCCCTGGATTTTGAGGGTTAGGGGTGTGGCGTCCGCGTTCAAACTTTTCAACTTTGAACCAGTACTCGCCTGGCTCTAAGATGACGAATTCGCTGTCCTGAGTAATTTGGTCGTTCCAATCTAATTCACGTTCGAAGTTGTTGTATTGTTCTGTCATTTTTATTTCCTCCTGTTATTAAGCTAAGATAGTGACATTTTCGTGGTCTTTTAATTGTTCTTTGAGATAGTTAGCGATGTTTTGAATTGCTTCTAAGCGCCATGCTCCACCATCTGCCTCGAATAAACCTAGTTCGCCTTGCTTATTCATCCGGAAAACGAATAAGCTAGCTGGCTGTTCTACCTCCAAGAAAGTCCGTCGAGGCTTCAAGTTAACTGGATTAGGAACTACGGCTTTTGTTAAGCTAGCAGCACCATTCTTAATTGTCGTGATTTGAGACACGCCATTGTCCGTCGTTTCGCTTCCTGATTCAACTTTCACTTTAGAGGTGAATTCAAGGAGTAGGTTACGGTCGTTCGCATCTTCATACTTAGATTGCAGTTCAATGTTGAATGTCTCTTGATCCATGTAATAGTCCAGTGTAAGGTTTGGAATCAAGCCAATTGCAGATACCTCAACAAGATGAGCTCGTTTTTTATACATGCATTCATCTTCTGCATAAACATTAACCAGGCGAGGCCCCGCGACTTGAACAATTAGATTTTGCTCGCTGAGTTCATTGAGCCCTGATTTGATATAGTCTACCAAACCAGTCAATGTGCTAAGCTCCATTGTTTTAGGTAAGTAAACAGGCGACTCCAATGGTTTCATGTTATAGCGATTCGCGTCGTACCACTCATCGCCTGCGTCATCCACCAAAATAGGTTCAGCATCTCTTGATAATTCGACTGCGTATTCTAAAGCTTCTTTAATATTTTCTGACATGATTTTTACTTCCTTTCTTAGTTAGAGGCACGTTTTTTATTAAAGTCTACGATTGTTGAATTTTCCGCCTTATCCTCGATTAGCTCGCCGGTGTCGGTCCGAAGGTAACCGTCATTATCGAAGAAAGTTTGGCCCTTCGCTCCACTTTGAAGTTCATTAGCGTATATTTCACCTGTTTTCCAATCTTTCTCAGCCATGATCATTGTTGATACATTATTTTGTGCTGCTAGGCTAGGCTTGATATTAGCTTCCGTTGTGATAAGTGAGCGGTCTTCGTTAGGCGAAAAGGTTAAGGTGATGACAAGCTTCCGTTTTTCTTTAGGGCTAGTATTTGGGTCCATGATGTTATCTAAGACTTTTTCTAATTCGGAGTTTATCTTCTCCTGAATACCTCCATTTGCTAACTGAGATAGATTTAAGTTGATTTGGCTCATTGCACTTCCTCCTAAAATGGTAATTCTCTATCTTTTTTGATGTGTTCAAACACTTGGCCCCATGCCGCTACCAAGACACCGTCGATAAAGCCAGGGTCATAATTAGCAATTGGGGTCCCCGATGGGTAGAATCCTTTTTCAGCTACCGCTCGTTCAATCTCTTGAGAGGTCACTGCATTAGCTCTCATTAGATCTCGGAGAGCATCTGGGATACCATCGCCAAAGAGTGCAGTTTGCTCTGCTTCGTGTGCCTCTGCTACTGCTTGGGCTAATACAGGTTCCGCAGTAGGTGCTTGTTGTGGTTGAGCCACAGGTGGTGTTTGTTGCACTGCTTGCACAGGTTGTACTGGCTTAGGAGCCGGTTGTACAGGTGTTGGATTTGACTGTGGCGATTGCGCTTGGCGTTCGAAAATGTGGGCGATTGAACCATATGCCAATGGGACTTCGAATGGCAATCCGTGGCGGTTCTTAGCATCCCACGCTGGATGATGTTCAGTGTACATAACCCTGGTCCCGCCTTGGGCCTTATGCTTCTTACCTTTGTCGTCGGTAGCAACTACATGCGTTTTGTAGTTACAGAATAGAAGTAAGTCGCACCATTCTTTTACTAGTGGCGCTGTTTGAGAGGTGGTCTTCTTACCTAGTTTCAATTCCCAGCGATCATAGGCTCCCATTTCATCTGGCTGCTCAAATTTTTTGATTTGGGCATGCGCTGTTAAAACCACGTTCACACCGATGTCCACTAACTCTTGAAGCCGATTCAGTAAGCGGCCAAATTCCTCTGATACATAGGTATATCCATTGCCATAACCGAAGTCTTCAATCCCTTTCTTGTTATGGCTAGCGCAGATGTGCTCGATGCTGAGACGCTCTGCCCAGTCGATTGTATCGATAACTAGTGACTTACAAACTGTCGGATTACTTTTGACAAAAGCAATCTGATTCATTAACATTGTCCAGCTTGTTGGCTTATCCAAACGTGCCACATCCATGTTGCCTGTGGACCCTTCCGTATCGATGAAGAGAGGCTGGAAACTGACTTGCTAATTGTGATTTACCGACCCCTTCTGGACCGTAGATAACAGTCTTCTGGGCTCTAGACTGAACTCCTCTTGTAATATTCATTGTCATTCCCCTTTCTAAAATTTACCGGCTTCCCACTTAGGTGTAGGTGGGGCAGCAGGTACTGATTCCGAATTCTTAACATATCCATCTTCGATGATGATAGAGCACTCATCGCCAGTGGATACTCGTGTTGCGATAGCTTGAAGGCCCTCTTGTTCGAGCCATGCGCCAAACTCATTGAGCGTCTGCATATCCATTTGTTCGAGCTTGTCGATAAGGACGAAACCACATTCTGGTTTTAGCTTACGGACAATAGCGGTTGATACCATGAGTTGCTGAGAGCCTGACATGTTATCCCAACGCTGTCCATTGTAAAGTAACTCGCCATCTTCAACCGAGAGCCCTTCTAGCGGTAGGTCTGCGTTTTGCAATAGATCCATCCGTTGCTTACGAAGTGATTCAATCTCCGTTGTCAAGCTACTATATTGGGTGCGATACTCTGCAGCATCCTGTTCAGCTTTCTCTCTGTCCAGGTTAGCTCTGACTTTAATGTTGATAGCTTCAATGTTTGCAATTGACTCTTCGAGCTCCTCGGTTGATTCATCTTGGAGTTGCTCGGATGTCTTCTGTGCCACATCGTAATCTCGTAGGACGCTTTGGTATTGTCCTTTTAGATTAGCTAAGGTAGCTTCTTGCCGCTCAATTTCTGCCATCAATTGAGTAGCTTGGCGATGAAGCTGGTCGGTCATCTCACGTTTACGTTGATTCTCACCGTTCTTGGCCAGGATATCTTGTTGTTGCGTGATGAGATCCGTAATAGAAACCAAGGCCTTCGGAGCCTCAGGATAGAACGGTTGCTCTTTCGCAAACTTTTCCTTTTGGTCGGCTATTTGGCCAATTGACCGGCGCATATTGTACTTTTCTTTTTCTTGGCATTCTAACTCGTACAGTTGTTGGCCAACTCCAATGATTTCGAGTAAGGTGTTAGCCTTCTCTTTATCGCTAGAGTTAATGAACTTGGGTAGGTTGATAGCCAGTTCTTCGACAAAGCTATCCAATAAGTTTTGCCCTGCTTTGTTGCCAGTCGGGTCTGTCACCTTCAGGTCGCTATTCTTCCCTTTTCGCTCAACAATAAGTCCGTTCGATAGCTTAAGGTTAATTGTTGGCGGAACTACTGACCCCTCACGCTGGGCTTTGCTAGGACGATACTTATTGCCGCCCAGGGCCCAGGCAATTGCGTCTAAAATACTCGTTTTACCATTGTTGTTATTACCACCGATAATTGTTAATCCATTTGGACTAGGCTCAATGTGTACGGATTTAACGCGCTTTACATTTTCGGTAGTGAGTGATGCAATTTTTATTGTCATTAGACTTCCTCCCCAGCTAATCGGAACACACGACGCTCTACTTTGATTTCTTCGACTTCGCAAGACATTTGGCTAATAGCGAAATCGATGCAGGTCGTCACGATATCATTCAATGTACGGTCGGTCTCGTTTGCAATGAAGCACAATTTTTCGTAGGCTTCACGTTCAATGCGGACCCGTGGGTACTTGGCTGTAGTGTATTCTCCGACATAAATTCTTTCTTCTTTTTTTACACATTTCATGTTATAATCTCCTTATCCATGGTTGACCTTTATAAGGTTTTTTCCAGTATTCTCGCGAATTCCACAATGTCCTTAATGTGTGTTGATTCGCGAGTCTTTTTGTATTCTTGAACAGAATGTTCCAACTGCTCTAGCGCCGTCTCATGTCGTTGCTCTCGGATGCAGGTCATGATTAAACCTTCTTCGGTATATCGATAGTCGTATACGCTATAGCCGTTTGGCACCTGTTTAATTGCGTTTAGTTTGGCAAATCTTGGTAAATCATCATAATGCACTATTCTTTACTCCTTCCTCATATAGCCCTGTGGCAATACCACCAATTATCATTGCGATGATGATGACTCCGTTAGCCACTGGATCTCCACCTGGCTGACATCCGTTGCACCACCACGCCCAGATAGCGGTAAAGAAGCACATGATATACAGAAAGATACAGGCGTATATATGTATGTTTCTCATTGATAGTTTCATTCCGGTGCTCCTCCCGCTACTGCATGGAACGCTAGCTTGTTTACTTTTCCTGGTAGTACCAAGAAATTCTTCTCTTTCAAGTCTTTGTTAATTTGGCGTACTAACTTGTAAGCGTGGCTTTTGCTGCATCCGAGTAAGTCAGCCACTTCTTGTACTGTGTAATTTTGGCTTTTGACTACTGTCGACACTGTTATTCCTCCTCTTCTAAATCATCTTTTAATATGTCTTTGATTTGAGCGATGCGATCTGGTGTCTGTCGGTTCCCTTTAAGTAGGTCTCCTAGATATGCACGAGTGATATCCATCTCGCGTGCCAAATCTGCCAAAGTCATATCTTTTTTAATGAGCGCAATCTTCACTCGCTTTTCGAATGACATGGTATATTACTCCTTTCTTGTAAATTCTTGCTGAATGTTTTAGAATTCTTGCTATTCTTTTACTTACATCTACCCATCTACTCACCCAAATGATAGAATGGCAATTGTCGTTCCAGTCTATCTCAATAAAAATGGAAGTAAGGTGAGTAAAATGAAAAAGAAAATTAAAGATGCAATCATGATTTTATTTGCTATTTCGCTTATTTGTTATGCTGTGTATCTTTCAGTACGTGTGTTGAAAGGATATCCTGGTCGCATAGGTTACTTAGAAGTGATCTTAAGCATCAATTTGTCACCTATAATACTTATCCATGCTATGTCTAGCCTTGCGGTGACTACAGTCTTTTGGTCTGCATTTGCAATGATTATCGTTGCGCTGCGAAAAATATTCAACTTGCATCTAAAAGCCTTGGAAGACTTCGTAAATAAGTTTTATTTACCTGTCCTGATTTCCATCTTCATGGGCCTTTGGCTCGATGAGAAGCAGTTCAATATGTTCATTTCTGTAACTTCTCTATTTGCTTTGCTATCCCCACTAACAGGAAGTTTCTATTCACGAAATCAGGTAAATCAGATGAACGTAAGATCAGACAAAACAGAGCCACCGTGTTATGACTCAGAATCAGAACAATGATTAGCAAGGTAAACGACCCAATGATTTCAGTTAGTAGTGACATAACCACCCTCCTTTCTATAGAAAATATTCCGAGTTTAGGTTCCGTTCTTGTTGACATCGAACGGAAATTATTCTATTATGTAAGCATAAGAAATAAGCATACACATTAAGGCGTACATTATCATTGTCTTGGCGGACTTTATTTAGATAAATAAGCGTCAAATGTTTGCTTAATAATTTAGCTTACGAAGTAAGTATAAAGGATTATTTTCCGCGTGTCAACACATAAACGGAAATTTTTCTCTTTATTTTTTGGTAAGCTCTTAGGAGTTGATAAAAATGTCTTTAGTAGAACGAATAAAAAGCCTAGCTGACAGCAAAAAGATGACCTTGGCAGAATTGGAACGAGTACTTGGTCTGGCTAACAGTTCTATTAGAAAATGGGATGCATCATCCCCATCCAGCGAACGCCTTCAAAAAGTCGCTGACTACTTCCAGGTCAGTACTGACTATTTGCTAGGGCGAACAGAAACACCATACTATGCCTTGACGGAAAGAGACGAACCATCTATCCAAGCAGACCTTGAACGCTTGATAGAAGACCTGGATGGCCTCAAATACTCCAAGGAAACTGAAGAGTTTAGTGAGGAAACCAAAGAGCTACTAATTGCATCATTAGAGCAGGCTGTGCGTATTGCTAAGATGGAAGCTAAGCGTAAGTACACGCCTAAGAAATATCGAGGTGAATCATGATTGGAGTTAAAACGCTATATTAAATCCTTGAAGTCGAGAGATCCATTTAAGATTGCTGAGTCCAAGGGAATTTACATATTAGAAACTGACCTGGGAGAGGTCATGGGTTATTACACTAGAGTCAGACGCATTAAATTAATTGTCCTTAATCGAAATCTGAGTTTCCATAAACGTCGCTTTACTTGCGCGCATGAATTGGGACACGCTCTTCTCCACCCAGATGAGAAGACGCCGAAGCTGTCCAGGTTGAGTCTAACGTCCAAACTTAAGATTGAGCGAGAGGCTAACGAATTCGCCACAAACTTGTTGATTGATGGTAGCCACGAGGAATACTCAATCGAAACGGTTGGCGGTGTACTAGAGTACTATGGGCTACCAAAAGAAATGGGGCGTTTTATAAAATAAAATGTACACTTTAGGAATTTACTTGAAAAAGAAAAGCTGGTGATTTAAAACAGTTGGAATTCCAATCGGTTAGAAAAAAATAAAAGCCCCACCCCTGAACTTTGGCGAGCCAGGGTGGAGCTACCACAAAACACCCACAATGGGGCTATTTGTTATGCCCTTATTGTACCACAACGAAGGAGGTACTACAATGAGCGTAAGACAGGATAAGGCCAGGAAGACCTGGATGGCTAAGGTTAGCTATATGGACGACCTTGGCGTAAGACGCTACAAGACAAAGCGTGGCTTTAAGACCAAGCGAGAGGCCATGGCATTCGAACAAGAATATAAGAAGAAGGTATCTGGCGCTTCTGATATGACATTCGAATCCTTTGTCGAACTCTACCTAGAGGACTGCTCTCATCGATTGAAGCCAGTCACCATGTTAAACAAGCGTAAGATAATCTATCGGCTGATGGTCCCATTTTTCGGACATCAATCCATGCTTGATATAGATGCTAAGACAGTCAGACGCTGGCAAAACTGGCTTATGAATCAACCAACTAACCGAGGAGAAAAGATAGCCCAGACGACACTAAGGACCGTTAATGCCAACCTATCCGCTATCTTTAACTATGCACTCAAATTTCATGGCATAAAAAATAACCCTGTCAGAGTGGCAGGAACCATTGGTAAGAGCACTAGGAACGGTGAAGTAGCATTCTGGACCAAGGACCAATTCGATACCTTCCTGTCTACCGTAGAGGACAATATCTACTACCAGCTGGCGTTCTCTCTTTTATTTTATTCCGGCATGCGGATTGGAGAGCTGCAGGCTTTAACTCTGTCGGACTTCGACCAGGAAGCAAAGACTGTCAGCATATCTAAGACCTATGTTAAGATTGACGGCGTCGATATGATCACCGAGCCAAAGACGCCTAAATCTAATCGCATCATTACCTTGCCCCCTTCAATATTCAAACTACTTAATGACTACACCTCTAAATTACCCTATTACAAGCCTACAGAGCGATTATTCACCATAGGAGTATATAGTTATGGCAAGACGCTTAGGACGGGAGCAGACAAGGCTGGGCTACCAAGAATTAGGGTCCACGACCTACGCCATAGTCACGCCTCTATGCTGATTGAATTAGGCGTCTCACCTTTGGCCATTAGTGAGAGATTGGGCCACGAGCGAGTGGATACTACCCTCAATATTTATAGCCACCTATACCCCAGCCGTCATGGCGATATAGCTGATAAATTGGAAGGGGTCATTCGGGGGTCACAAGAAAACTAG